TGTTTTTGAAAATTCACTTGATTTTGAAAAACCGATCATAGATCAATTTGATGAAAAATATAGTGTCGATGATTGCATTTCAATGCTCAATGCGATTGGTTTATCTCAAGTTCCATGCTGGGTTAGACCGATCAAAACTCTTTCCAATGGTCAAAAAGCTAGAGCAGAGGCCGTTTTAGAAATGTCTCGCGAAAAAGATTTAGTAGTTATAGATGAATGGACCAGTGTAGTCGATAGAAATGTGGCAAAAGTTATGTGTCATTCAATACAAAAATACGCCAGAAAAAATAACAAAAAAATCATTTTGCTAAGTTGTCACTATGATGTTTTAGATTGGCTGTTGCCTGATTTTGTTATTGATTGTAATGAGCAAAAATATGAAGATCGGAGGTCGCTTCGGCAAATTAGAAATGAAAAAATCGAATTTAATATCAGAGAATGTTCATCTAAAAAATGGAAACAATTTAGCAAGTATCATTATTTGAGTGACAATATGCCGGGCGGTAAAAATTTTACATTTGGACTTTTTTTGAACGATAAACAAATTGGGTTTCAATGCTTTAGTAATTATGTGCCAGGTCGAACCGATATTTTACACTCCAATAGAGTTGTCATACACCCTGACTACGTTGGTTTTGGATTGGGTTTAAAAATGGCAACGGAGTGTTCTAAAATATTAAAAAATAAAGGCTATAAAATTATGGCCAAATTTAGCTCAATACCAATGTATAAATCTAGAATAAAAGATAAATCATGGAAATTTTTAGGTGCAAAAAATGATATGAAAAAATCACTAACTGGCGGGGTGTTTGGTAAACAACCAAAGGCAGGATTTAGAACAAAAGTAACAACTTTTAGTTTTGAGTTTGTTGGTTGATGGGAGTTCTTAGAGTGGCAAGACCAACGCTTTTTAGAGAAGAATACTGCCAAATGCTAATTGATCACATGAGCAAGGGACTTTCTTTTGAATCATTCGCCGCTGTTATTAATGTCAATCGCGACACTCTGTACGACTGGCGCGCGCGTCATGATATATTTCTCGATGCCCAAAAGATCGGGCGAGAAAAACAATTATTAAACGATGAAATTATTCTAAACAAAGTTATTCGAGGCGAGCAAAAAAATAGCTCACCCGCCGTGCTGATTTTTAAAATGAAGAATTGCCATCAATGGAAAGACCAGCAAGATGTAAATGTAAATGGTGGCGAGCCTTTCAAAATCGAAATCGTAAAAGATGAAAATAAAACTACTTCCTAAACAGTACGATGTTATGCAATCGCTTGCGCCAAACATCTGTTACCTTGGAGGAGTTGGAGCGGGCAAGACGCATATAGGCTCTGTCTGGATTTTGAATAAATGTAGTGAGAAATCAGTCGATCTAATTACGGCAAATACTTATTCACAATTACACAAGGCAACTTTAAAAGCAGTTTTTAAAAACTTTGATGAATGGAAAGTGCCATACACATACAATCAAAATGCTGGGCTATTAAAAGTGTTTAATCAAAAAGAATTTCTCTGCATGAGTATTGATGCCTATGACAATAACCGAGGAATCGAGGTTGGCAATTGGTGGGGAGATGAGGCGGCTTATTATTCCGAGGATGCGTACACCACAATGACGGGACGTAAAAGAGATAAACGAGGCAGATTGCAAACGCTTTTAACGACAACGCCCAAGGGTTATAATTGGCTTTATGATCGATTCTCTTCTGGCGGTGAAAAACATAACCCAGAATTTTATCACTTAATTAATTGCAAGACAGAAGATAATTATCATTTGCCAAAAGAATATATCGAATCACTAAAAGTTCAGTTCGATGAAAAATTAATTCAGCAAGAAATGCTCGGAGAGTTTGTTAATTTAACTCAAGGTAAAGTTTACTATGGTTTTAGTCGAGAGAAGTACGTTGTCGATTCTATTCCCGATCATGTTAAAACATTACCGATTTGGATCTCGATCGACTTCAACGTCGATCCATCAACTGCAATCATTTGGAGAGTTGGAGCGCATGAGGCTTGGGCGATTGATGAAGTATTTATGCGCGACTCAAACACGCCAGAGATTGCCGCAAAGTTAATTGAAAAAGGTTATCGCAATGCAAATGTTATTGCAGATTCAACCGGAGCAAACAGATCAACAAAGGGCAAATCAGATCATATAATTTTAAGAGAAGCTGGTTTTAATGTAGTCCCTTTCACAAACCCGCCAGTAATTGATCGCGTAAACAATATGAATAGACTTTTTAGCAAAGACACATTTAGAATATTGAGGACGCTGACCAAAACCATAAATGACTTTGAAAAAGTTTCTTGGAAAGGAACTGACTTAGATCAAAAAACAGATAAATTATTGACGCATTTATCTGACGGTGCTGGCTATCTGGCGTGGAAGTTATGGCCTATAAAAAGGGATTTTGACTACACAATATCAACCCAAAAAAGATTTTAACAAGGAAGTGAATATGTATTTTAATTTAGATAATCAAAATGAAAGACAAAGATTAATTGAGCAAATTGAATCGAATGAAAACAAAGGAAGAAAATCAGAGTCATATAAGCGATCTGAGATTTACAAGGATAGAATTAAGCCGTTTGTTATTACCGAGCTAAGAAAACAATTCGATGAGGTTTCTATTCAAGAAATTCCTGTTTCATCTGGCGTGAATATTTGCAAGCGGGCCATCAATAAAACGTCGATTGTTTATTTAACGCCGCCAAAAAGAACTTTTTCAAACACCAATGAAAATCAATCAGAGCAATTGAATCTGCTTTATACAGAGAGTGAGATAAACGTATCTCTGGCAAAGGCGAATAAATATTTTAAACTGCACAATCATGTTTTAATCCAAGTCAAACCAGAAGATAAAAAACTAATCGCAAAAGTATTTCAACCGCACCAATGGGATGCGATCTACTATGATGACAACCCAGAAAAAGCATTGGGCTATGTGTTTACTGCCTACGATAAAGCAGACGCGGCACTAGATAACGCCAATCAAGTCAACCCAGCGACTGGCGTTGATTCTAAACTTGGGATGTCATCAACAAATTACACCGAGTCACTGGCAATAAAAGAATCAAGTAAGAGCAATAAAAGATATTCATGTTACTATTACAGCGAAGAAAGCGGGATGGTTAGAAACTACATTTTTAATAGTGCAGGAGAAATTATTTCCGACGTACTAGAACTGGACTTCATGCCATTTGTCGAAGTAGCAGACGGAAAAGAAAACGAATACTGGGTGCGCAACGGCTCTGCATTCTCTGACTTCACGGTCGAGTTTAACGTGCGCTTATCCGAAAGCTCTCAGGTCGTAAAGATGCAAGGTTTCTCTCAGGCATATTTAAAAGGGCCTAAAAGCGTTATTGCTCAGAACGTAAAGGTAGGGCCTACATATATTTTAAGATTGCCAGTTGATAAAGAAAACAACATCGAGACAGACTTTGGTTTTGCATCAACTAATGCCGATATCAATGGCACGATTGAATTCTTAAAATCATATCTGTTTTTATTTTTATCAAGTCAGTCATTAGATCAATCGGCAATCTCAACCAATGAAACTTCAGAAAAATACGCATCTGGTTTTGAAAGATTGATTGCAATGATTGATAGAATGATTACTAATAAAGATGATTTTGAAATCTTTATGAAGGCAGAAAAAAGAATTTATGAAGTGATTAAGGGTTGGTTAAACGCAACCGATTCAACTGAGACTCTTGAAGATGAAATCGCTGGAAAAATTCCAGAAGATTCTAAAATCTCAATTGAATACGTTAAGCCAGAATCAGTTCAAACAGAAGCAGAAGAAATTCAAGTAGCGCAAAATAAAATTGAAATGGGCGTTGCTTCTCCGATTTCGGTTATTATGAAGCTAGAAAATGTTGATCGAGTTGAGGCAGAGAAAAGATACAACCAATACATAAAAGAAAATTCTTTAAGTTCGGTTGATGCAATGGTTAATAGTGTAAAGGATGTCACAGTTGGAAATAACGCTTAAAAAAAACAAAGAAGTCAGCCAGACGTTTAATCTAAACGATCTTTTTGGGCGCAAGGTTGAGCAGTCTGAGGCTGACGCTTTTTTTGAGCTGGTTAAAGAGCGCATCATTGAGCGTTCGCAATTTGGGCTTGATGTGAACGACAACCCATTTGCTGATTACTCACCAGAGTACGCAGAGTTTAAGGGCGTTTCGGTCGGCGATGTAGATATGACGCTATCAAGTGATATGTTAGAAAATATTGAGTATGAATTTAAAAACGGAATTTTAAAAGTAAAAGTAAATGAAGATGATGCAGGAAAAGCCTATGGTCACATGACTGGTTTTAAAGGTCATCCAACAATTAAAAACGGCCCTCAAAGAGAGTTCTTTGGCGTGCAAGATGATGAGGCGGCGTTGTTCGCTGAGATGGTTGGGAGTGATAGTGGAATAACTGCCGGCGAACTAGCGCCGGATCAATTTACTTTGGAAGAAATTATCAGCGGCTTAAGGATTGGCACAGATGGCGAAGGTTAGAATAATCGGGCTTGATATTGCGACGAAGAAACAGAAAAGAAAAATTCTTAAGCTAGTTCAGCAATCTAATTTTAAAGATGAATTAAGAAATGATCTAATTAACGAGACAAGGGACGCTGGCGTTGAGCCGCAACTAAAAGACTCTTCTGTTAAGCATCGCCGTTACCTTGCAAAAAATAATAAGACGCACGAAAAATATCAGGCAGAAAAATCTAATCTAACTTTGACTGGAAAGTTTTTGGATTCGATGAAATCATTTTTTATTTTAAGCAAAGGGCAATTTGTTTTTGAGTTTCCAAAAAAGAAACACCCTCCTTATTTAAAAAATAATGGCAAGCCAATAAAAGGCAAGCGCGCATCAATGTCGGATATCTATCAGTATCAAGCCGAAAAAGGCAGAGACATAGCGCAGGCATTTGAGAGAGAGGAATTTTTAAGGAAGATAAGCAAAAAATTAGTTGACGCAATTAAAAAGTTATTGCGCGATTGACAAATCAAATATGGAGGTTCTAAAATGACAACTGAAGTCACTAATCCACCTGTGGTGGATGGCTCAAATCCCGGTGGGAATCCTGAGCAAAAAGATCAAATTAGCTATGAGTCTTTTCAAAAGGCGTTAAAAGAAAAGAAAAACGCCGCTGCGAAAGCCGAAGAAGCGACACGGAAAGTTGCTGAGTTAAGCGAGAAATTGGAAGCAATTGAACGCGAAAAACTCGAGGCCCAAGGAAAGGTTGCAGAAGTAAAAGATCGATTGGCTAAAGAAAATCTTGGGCTAAAAAAACAATTAGAAGAAAAAGAAAAAAGCTACGCTTGGAGCATAGTTTCAAAGACGATCAAAAACGCTGTGATTCAAAACGGCGGTGTTGAGGCGGATGATCTTTTAAGAGTTTTGTCTAAGGATGATCTTGCGCTGGTTTCTGTTAAAGACGGCTATGAGGTTGATGATGAAAGTTTAAATGCTTTTATTAAAACCGTTAAAGAAAAGAAGCCGTTATATTTTCCAAACAAGGCGGCGATCAAAACAAATGACGTTGCCGTAAAAGGGAAAGGATTTGAGGACGTAAAACCTAAGCAAACTTCGCAAATGAATGCGGCAGAGCTTGCTCAGGCAATGAGAGAACAATTGAAAGGGATTTTATAATAACAAAATAAGGAGATTTTATGGCAGACGCATTAGTAGGTGTAACGGAAACAAGCGCGGCGGCGATTGCAAACGTTGCAAAAATGGCTCAAACTTTTTTAATTCAACAATCAGTTTTACTTCCGACAGTAACTGATTACTCAAGTCTTGCTGTTCCGGGCGCATCAAGCATTAAATTGCCTCGCTCTGGCGGCTTTACCGTTGGAACAAAAGCAGAAAACACGGCAGTTGACGCTCAAATTGTTACCTATGCCTCAGACACAATCACTTTTTCTCACAGAACAGTTCAGTTCTTAATTGAAAAACTTGCTCAAAAGCAGTCAGCAGTTGACGTTGTTCAGGACATGTTGATGAAGGCGACTAAAGCCCTTGCATTAGATATCGATAATCTAATCATTGCGCAATTAGAACTTGCTTCATCTTCTGCGCCAGATCATCAAATTAACTTTATCGACACAGTTAATGACGTTCTTGCAAAAGGCGATATTTTAGCGGCTCGTAAACTTTTAGTTTCTCAAAACATTAACCCAAGAGAGTGCTACTTAATGTTTGGTGCGGAGAAAGAATCAGAAGCATTGGCGCTTGCTGACTTTATCCAAGCTGAAAGATACGGCGCAAGCACGCCAATTCAATTGGGCGAGATCGGTTCAATCTACGGTCTTAAAACTTTAGTCCACACTTCTGTAACTGATTACATGCTTGCATGGCATCCAAGTGCAGTTGGTGTTGCTTTCAGTCAACCGATTGAAATCGACATGGACAAAGACCTTGCTAACATCGGGATGAGATACTCTTTAGATTACATTTTTGGAGCAAAAGTTCTTGATAGCGGTAAGCGTTGCGTGAAAGTAGACTCTACTAACTAAGGTACTTTTTATCAGGGCGTGGCTTCGGTCGCGCCCTTTTTATTATGAGTTTTATTTACAATATACCAAACTACGTCAAGGCAAAAACCGAGGACGGGTTAAGAAAAAAAATGCTTGAAGTGAATCTAAAAAAGGGTGCATTTCATAAATTTTTTAGCGTGTATTTTGACGGTAAAAACCACATCGCTTGGTTTGTTGAGGAAAAAAACTCAATGAATGACGCGATAGAAGTTCTTGATAAAAAATAAAAGGGGGCAGCTATTTCACTCCCAAATGTTTTACAAGACAGAGAGCAGGATAAGTTTGAAGAAGTTGGCGGCAAGTCAACTGTTCGAGTTAAAGTTGTATCAGACACCAGCGACGATTTAATTTATGGGGTTGATTATGATGCGATTGTTTACACATATTCGACAACTCAAGACGTGCATGAATACATGACCGGAGGAATTTCTGGGACTCTTGTCGCAACAAAAACAATCAACTATTTTAACAATAGAAAAGAAAAAATAATAAACGAAACTTTTATCAGGGTTTAAAATGCAAATACAGGCAGTAACTCACAACTTCACACTAGATCAAGGCGCTACACTAGAGTACGAGTTTGAAGTAACAAACCCAGATGGATCGCCGTATGATTTCACCGGCCATACAGTTCGATCACAAATGCGTCAGACCTTTAGTTCGTCGATAGCCTTTAATCTAAACCCAACAATTGACGGGAATAAAATCATTTTAAATATGACCGACGCGCAGTCTAGTGCAATATCGATACTAAACAACTCAATTACAGACTACGTTTACGATGTTGAAATAATCAACGCATCAAGTGTAGTTTGGAAATTTGTAAGAGGCGTAATTAAAGTTACACCAGAGGCAACAAAATAATGGCAAACATTGTCGTTAATCAACAAGTGCCAGTAGTGATAAAAGCGTCAACTGTGCCGCCTGTTATTATTACAATTAATAAAGGCGAAAAAGGCGACAACGGAGAGGGCGTTCCAACTGGCGGGACAACTGGTCAAGCGTTGCTAAAAAACTCTGCGACTGACTATGATGTAGATTTTGGCGATGTTTTATTGCCATCAAATAATTTAAGCGATGTTGCCAATGCGGAAACGGCAAGGCAAAATTTAGGAGCAATAAGCGAATCAGATGCGCTTGCTCTTTATCTTAGTTTATAGGAATAAATAAAATGGCAAAATCAATACTGAGCGAAACTATCACATTCACACCGGCGGCAAAAACTTTTAACTTCAATTCTGTTAGCGGTTTTAATCTAAAATACTTAACTGCTATCGTAAACAATACGACGAAAGAAGTTATTTATATGCCAGCAAAAGGCGCTGGTTACGGATACACCGCATTCGGATCAAACATTTTAACAGTAGAATACGACACAACGGCAATGAATGCCGGAGACGTGATTGCCTATCACTATGATGATGAGGCAAGGCAAGACGCTGACTCTAATAATTTGTCATCAATTAACACAAATATTCAAGACCAAGCTTTGTACCTTGAAGCATTAAACTTATCAATACGACAAGATTCCGATCCGTATGTTCAGTCTATTGCTATTGGTGCAAAAGATAAGTCGTCGGGCGATCTTCAATATGGCTTAGAGTCGCGCCCATTAAGCTCACAAGTCGTTGCAACTGATAAAGGATTAATTGTAAACTCAGTTATCCACGGAAAAACCACAGCGGGAGGCGGCTCATTTGTTGATGTAAAAGTTACGCCGTCAGGCGCGTTGTCAACTGAGGCAACCATCTCAGGATCATTGCCTTTGCCAGCGGACGCTGCTACTGAAACAAAGCAAGACACTCAAATAACTCATTTAAATAATATTGAAACAGCTACCGAAGCAACTCAAGCCGCAGTTGAATCTCTTGATGCAAAAGTTCAAGCTGTAAAATCTATTGGAAATTTCTATCCAAATCCACTAGGCACATCAAATAATTACAGCTCGGTCGGTGACGAAACTACAATTAGTGTTGATTCTCAAGGCAATATGCTGACTAGATCATCAACCGACGAAGGAAGTTGTCGCGAGCCTTTCGATGGCTCCGCGATTGGATTTTCAGTCGGTACGATCACGCTGACAAATGGAGCCGACACAATCACTGGCTCTGATTTGACGGTGCTAGAAAGAAACTCATACATTAAATTGTCTGCGGATGCAGAATCATCATGGGTGCAAGTTCTATCAATTGATACCCCAACAACAGGCAGATTGTATTCAAACTACACCGGCACAGGCGGCACAGGCGCGGTAATACAATCAAATTATAAACCAATAACCGGCACAGGAGGATCAATTGGCGTTGCATCTTCTCTTTGCACAATAGGCGCAGGCACCACAATAAATCAATTCACTGGAATTTCAAAAGAAATTGACTACGGGCCATTAACTCAAATAGTTATTGCATCGATATCTCAAAGAATAGTCAACCAAAATATCTATATTGGTTTACAAAATGACCCAACCGCTCCTACAAAATATGCAAGATTTAATTTTTCTGGCGCAACTAACACGGCCGCAGTTTTTGAAACGACCGACATTAGAAGTGGTACTCCTTCTGGTGCTGATATTGAAACAACCTCGTTCACTTTACCTGACGGATTAACCACGGCATCAAATTTAAGATACAAGATAGAAATAACTTCTGAATTTGCTCGCGCCTATGTAAATGACAAATTAGTCGCACAGCATTTTAATAATATTCCAGCGCACTACAATGTAATGGATATGGTCTGCGGGATTATGAACGGTGGATCATCTCCTGCGTCGAATACAAACTTAATTTTAGATTCTTATTCAGTTGCTAACTACAACTCATTTAAAACTTCGATTGCTTCAGATGTTGAAAAAATTGTTGTGAACAATGCACCGCCAATTGTTTACGGCCCAACAAACGTAACGGCAAACAACACTGATTTTTTTGTGATTGATTGCTCGCAGTTTGCTTGCGTTGGTTTAAGGATATCTTCAGTCGGGGGGGGTGCTACAATTTCTTGGCAAGCATCAAACGACATTGCTTTTGGTGCTACTATTGCGGTTCCGGCCCATCCTGCGGCGGGCGGTGTTTCAGTGACATCATCAACAGCGGTCAACCATTTTATTATTCCTAAGGTGGCACGTTATTTAAGAGTAAGAACTACTGCCTATACATCTGGAACGATCACCTGTGATGCTCTGGGATATCATCAAGCTCCGCTGTTAAATAACACTCAAGTTATTACGACATACTCTGGTACTCAGGCGGTATCTCAGTCTGGCACTTGGTCTTTTACGTTATCTTCGCCAAATACCGGTAACGGTGTGTCTACGTTTCATAAATTATTTTCAGCGGCAACGACCAACGCAACAAGTGTAAAAGGCTCTGCCGGGGTTATCGCAGGACTTTATTTATACAATGCTAATGCCGCCGTTAGATATTTTAAACTTTACAACAAAGCATCCGCTCCCACAGTTGGGTCTGATACCCCGGTTCTTGTAATACCTATCCCTCCAAATGGAACGCAAAAGGTAGATCATGCAATAACGTCTTTTGGTATGAGATTCTCAACTGGTATCGCTTACGCGATTACTGGTGGACTTGCCGACGCTGATACAACAGCTATTGGCGCAAACGATGTAGTAGTCGGAATTAATTACGCCTAAGAGGAAAATATGGAAGCAGGACAAAATGTAAAATGCTCAGAATTAAACCCATTCAGATCAATCGCTGGTGAAGCAGTTGGAGTCATTACTTGCGTATCCGTGATTGAGGGAAAAGAATTTGCTGGCGTTCTTTTTGAATCGCTTGGAGTTGAGCAAGGTCAGATTGATGCTGAAAATTATGAGGTCGTGGTGTTAAATGATTAACATAGATTTAAAATGCGAAGAAGTAGTTCAAATAAACGATCAAACTAGATTTGATTTGACAAAAACTTTTATCACATCGGACGAGGGAACATTAACGTCTATTAAAATTAAACCAGACTCGGTAAACTTTCCGTCATTACAGTTCACAATTACAACAAATAAATATTTAGATTATGCCTACGACGAAGACGGTGAAAAAGAAATAGAGATAGAGGTCATTACATCTGAAACAACAAAGACAATTACAAAAACAATAAGCGCATTAAGCGTTGAAGATGATAAGCTATTCTCTAGCGACTATGATTTAGTTAAGCATGAGAATGGTATTTTTAGATATCTAAGAGAGGGTCGATCTTCTTTTTTAGATAAGCATCGCGAGGCACAGGCAGAAATACTAAGACAACTAGACCGCGAGAGAATCACAAAAACAGACGGCACGAGATTAACCAAATCAGAAATTGCCGACGTTGAAGATGTAAAAGATTGGTCAAAATACTTAGTGCTTTACTATATTTTAAATGCTCAAAAATCAGAAGTCGGCGATGTGTTTGATGATAAATCAAAAGACTATCTGCAAAGATCAATTCAATCAAGAGCAAGTGCGCTGTTAAGACTCGACTTAAATCAAGACGGCGCAGCGGAAAACTACGACATTTTATCAACTAGGATTTTTAGAAGATGATTGTAGAGCTAAGATCATATTTAAAATCTAGAATACTTGACGTTAAATCAACATCTCAAGATATTGATGATTACAATGGTGAGAATGATGTTGCAGAGAATGAAATAAACCAAGGTTACAAGATTTACTTTGGGCAAGCATCTGGTAGCGTTCTCGGTAATCACTTTGAGAAGCGCGTTCCGATTTCAATAGAACTATATTCTTACCTAGTTCAAAGCAAAAAAATGACTGAGATTTTTGACGAGCTTTACGACTTAGCAATAAGCGTGGAAGAAAATATTCTCGATCCGATTCAAGTTAAAAATCAAAACGCCTTTACAGATATATTTCCAGAATCTATTCTATTAGAGGCATTGCCAACGAATGACAATGTAATAAGAGCAAAAATAAATTTAAACGCTATCATTAAAAGAACATACTAAGGAGAGTATATGGCCGTATCACAAAGAAGAATTGAAGGATATTTTGAAGCCGCATCATTGCGATGGGGAAAGAAAAACTGCTTTACAGTTGACACCATTGCCGATTCATCTGGTTCACTTGGCGGCGATCATTTTTTAATTACTGCAAAAGATGCCGATGGCGATGACGATTTATATTATGTTTGGTTTAACACTGGCTCATCAAGTGATCCGGCAGTCGCTGGTCGCACTGGAATTGAGGTGGCAATTACAAACAATGATTCTGCCGCAACCGTAGCGACAAAAATTAAAACAGAAATCGACTCAGACGCTACATTGCCATTTAAGGTTTTAGCTATCGCAAGTGATCTTTTAACTTTTGAAAATAGATTCATTGGCGCTCTTGATGTAGCAAATGGTGCCGGAACTTCTGGCTTCACACTTGCAACTTTGGTTGACGGCGTTGGTCTTGATCTTGGTAAAACTGCAGGCCCTATTGAACTGGCTTTTGAAACAACTGTTCAAGAATTAAAATCAAATCAAACTGGCGCAATCGTTGCCGATGAGTTCTATACTGGCGCGGCGGTAACTGTTAGCGCGGAATTATTAGAAGTGACTAAGGCTCGTTTTGATTTACTTATGCGCGAAGTTGTCGGCGGTAGCGTTACACCTGGCGGCGGGACTGAGGTTTCGGGTCTTGGTGAATCTAAACTTTATAGATCGCTTAACGAGCTTGGCGGTATGTTAATTATTCACCCAATCAGACTTGCATCAAGCGACAAATCTTCTGACGTTGTTTTATGGAAATGTGCGCCTAAGCCACAATCATTAAACTTCGACGGCGAAAGCGCGCAAGTAATGCCGGTTGAGTTTACTGCTTATCTTGACGCTTCTGTCAATACTGCAATAAACTTGTTCGCTAAAGGCGACTGGACACAAACAGGATTAGAGGCGTAATTAAATGATTGAAATCAACGAAGAAAAATTACAAGTTAAATTTAAAGGGGTAGTCTACGAGTTGGACTACCCTTCTGTAGAAATGTTTGAGGCAATGCAGGAAAAAGCTAAAGTTGATCCTGCGACAGTTGTAAAAGATTTAATCTTGGCCTGCGGGATGAGTGAGGATGTTTACAAAAAACTGCCGGCGAAATCTCTTGATGAAATTTTTAGTAAACTTATTGAGATAAAAAAAAACTAGAAGAAAGTTTTATCAATAAAGCAGAGATTTGTCGCTTCTACTCTTTTAGCTACAAGGAAGTTCTAAAAATGAGCCATCAAACTTTTTGGAATCTATATAATGCAATGAAGGTGATACAGGCAAGGGAGATGCTTTTTGCCTTGCAAGTTGCCGACTATCCAAAAAGCACAGATAAATCTAGGTCTGCTGTGTACAAAGACGTTAGAAAAAAAGCATTCCCGAATGAAAAGAAAAAAGTAATGAGCTTTGACCAAATTGGAGACTTCTTCAATGGCAGATTCTAAAATTGTTTTAGATCTTGAGATTGATGATAATGGCGCAATAAAGCAAATAGGCGGCATAAAAAAAAGAGTCGAGGCATCAGGCAAAGAAGCTGGCAAATCATTTTCCGCAGGTTTCTCTGGTGAGATAAGTGAGATAGGAGAAAAATTTAGCTCGGTAAAAATTGGTGCGTTTGCCGCATCTGCCTCAATAGCCGCCGCTGCGGGCGTGCTGGCGGGATTTGTAAAAATAGCAAAAGACGGAATAACTGAGTACAACGAAGCCGATAGAGCGGTAAGGTCATTTGCTAATGCCATCGAAGGAACAAGAGCTGCAGGTCAAGGAACCATTGAACTATTTCAGCAATTGGGCGATGAGCTTGAAAGCACAATCGGACTTGACGATAAATTGGTTCTACAAAATGCGGCATTGATTCAGTCATTTGCAAACCTAGATCAGCAAGGATTAAAAAGAGCGACTTTAGCCGCCGTTGAGTTTGCGGCGCTAACAAGAACATCATTTGACAGTGCGGCCGATGTTATTACAAAAGTAGCTTCTGGCGGCGTTGAGCAATTCAATAGAGCGTTTAAAAAGTTTGGAATTACGCTAGATGAGAACTTGCCAAAGCAGGAGGCATTAAATAAAGCCCTTGAGGCAATTGAGAACACGGCCAAGGGCAAGGCCGCTGCGAGTGTTACACAACTTGATAGAGATGTTAATAAACTTTCGTCAACATACGAAACTTTTACAAAATCGGTTGGTGAGGCAATAGTTAAAAGCGGAATATTAAACGGGTTACTAAATTCTGCATCTAGTATAATTTCAGCAATCACGCCCTCGGCAAATAACTCAGAAAATAGCATAAGGAAATTAAACTACGAACTTGAGTCATCTGAAAAAATACTAGAAAGACTAGAGTATTATAAGAAAAATCAAAAGGGATTATTTGACCAAAACGCATATAACGCAACAATAGAAAAAGTAAAAGAATTAAGGTTGCAACTAGATGATGCAAGAAAAGCTCAAACCCTCTCAGGCGAGAGAAATATTGCAAAACAAAATGCAGAGGACCAACCCCAATTTTCTACAAAGCAAATTGAGGAAATAAGCGCAAAAATAAAATCTATAGGGCTAACCGATGCGCAAGAGGCAAAACTTAGAAGAGATGAAGAGCTTGCCGCAATTATACAAGCAGAAGAGGCTGGCATTGCTACTAAAATTCCATACAATGAAAGAAAACTACAGATAGAGCAAGAGTATCAGGATAGACTTGGACAAATAAAGGGAACGGCTCAAAACGCGCAACTCGCACAAGAACAAAAAAGCAGAGAGAGGGCGGCTCAAGTAAATGCGGCAATAAATCAAAGCATCGCTCAGACGGCATCACTAGCAATTCAGTCGCTCACAAAATCTCTTGTTCTAGGCCAAAAGGGATTTGAGAATTTTGGTAAAAAGGTGGCCGGAATATTGGGTGATATGTCGACTCAGCTTGGTTACACCTTGCTATTGACAGGCATTGGAATGGAGTCACTTTTTAAGCTATCTGGCACACAAGCAATTGCAGCGGGCGCAGGGTTAATTGCGCTAGGTACTATTTTAAAATCATTTTCTGGCGGGGAGTCTGGCGGCGATACTGGCGCAAGCGGTCAGGGTGCTGGTGGCGCTGACTTTTCCGGTGGCGGCTTTTCAAATCCACAAATCGACCAGCAACAAAGACAAGAGCCAAACACGGCAGTAACTGTAAATATTCAAGGCGATGTTTTTGATAGCGAAGAAACTGGTTTAAGAATTTCTAGAATTTTAAAAGACGCAAGTTTTAATAACAATGTGCAAGTGATTGGTGTCGTATGACAATAAGAACATTCTCAAAATTTCTTTATGGTTATACAGTCGATGAAAACAATTTGTTTTTAAATTTTGATGAGGGTAGTGGCGAGATTACTGCGCAGTTAATTGCTGGCGGTTATACTTTTTCTGATATGGCATCGGAAATAGAGCGAGCATTAAATGAGGTGGGCACGCTTGAATATACTGTGACGACCGACAGAGACACTAGATTTTTTACTATCTCAGCAACCGGCAACTTTGATTTATTAGTGCAGACAGGATCAAATGTAGGGCTAGGCATTTTCTCAACCATTGGATTCACTGGCTCAGATCGCACGGGCGCAAGCTCTTATGAAAGCGACACGGCAACCGGGATCGAATACTATCCACAAATGAAATTACAGGACTATCTTGATGCAGAAAATAATCAATCTTTTCAATCAAGCAACATTAACGAATCTGCAAGCGGTAGCGTCGAGGTTTATTCGATTGGTGAAGTTTCATTTTACGAGATGAATATCAAATATATAAACGAATACTTAACTCGCGATAACTATTTAATGAAGGCGGACGCGAGCGCAATCGCAAATGTGAATAACTTTTTAAAATTTTGTATTAAAAAAAATCCAGTCGAATTTGTTTTTGACGTTGACGATAACTCTACATTTGAAACTATAATACTAGAGAAAACATCGAGCGACTCAAAGGGGACTGGATACAAGCTAAAAGAATTGTACGGCCAAGGACTTGAGGGTTACTTTGAGACGGGCTTATTAACTTTTAGAAAGAGAGTGTAGGGTGAGCACCAGCGACGGTCAGCTTTGTAATGCGGCAATATTAAACGGAGCGTACTTATCAAAAGTAGCAGGCGGCACAACCATAGGCGTGATTGTTTTAAATCATTCTGGAAGTGGCGCACAGGTTACGAATTTACAACAAAAAATAAATGATCTAATCGCGGCAGACGTTGCGCTAGATGCAAGGCTTGATATCGTTGAGCCGAATGTTAAAAAAAATAATTATACAACTACAAGCCCGAGCGTTAATGATGATAGCGGCGATGGCTACGCAGTCGGCTCGCAGTGGTTTAACTCAACATTAAAACGCGCTTTTGTTTGCGTCGATGCAACGGCAGGCGCGGCAATTTGGAGAAGAATAGATATGATCCCATTAAAAATAGTTGATAAATACGTCCACGACTTTTCGTCTACAAACGTAACAGATGCGGCTTATGTTGAAATTGATAACAGCACAGGATTTACAATCAAGTCAATCCAAGCGTTCTATCCTGACGGCGATGCTTTAATCATTGCAACAGGCGCGGCATCGAGTGAGGTTGATTTGGGTTATATTTTTCCTGGCGGTAGCGGAACAAATATTGATTGCGACATTCCAGCCGGCACTAGATTATCTATGAAACTAATTTCTGGCGGCGAAACAAACGTTGAAGGAAAATTAGTTATAAATGTTTACGGCGAGGCTTAATTATGAAGTACATTTTATTTGCGCTTTATTTATGCGTTGTGACTTTAAAAGTATATTCTGCCGGAACATGGACAAGCTCTGGCGGCAGACAAGAAACATTCTCGCAGGGACTTAAATTTGGAACCGGAGTAACCATAGAAAGCGTTTCAACTGTTCCGACCGTGACGGCAAGAAGTGCAGTTAAGGGATCATTACTATCAAACGTCTATGGTTTGTATAGAAAAAATGACAACGGATCGACAACCAATTGGACTGACATTCTTGGAACACAAACAACTATATTTGGAACGGCAAATCAAATTACAGCATCAAGCCCAAGCGGCGCAGTCACGCTTTCACTACCTCAAAACATTCACACTGGTGCAACCCCAACATTTTCAGACTTAACAATAACAGACCTTTCGTCATCTGGTGTTTTGGTTTCAAACAGCTCTGGCAACATAAATGACGTTAGTGTATTGCCAATTGAGCTTGGCGGAACAGGGGCTTCAACTTCGGCTGCGGCGGTCGCAAATCTTTTACCAAGTCAATCTGGCCAAAGCGGGAAATTTTTAAGTACTGACGGAAACAGCTTGCTATTCACATCTGGTTCAGCATCAAGTGTTGGCGTTGTTTATGCAAAAGACGTAAAAGGGCTAGGATCAACCGGAGGAACTGCAACGGTAAGTACATGGACAAAAAGGGACTTAAACACACTAGAAGGAAACACTTCTTTTATCTCTCTTTCATCTAATGAATTTACCCTGTCAGTAGCCGGAACATACGTCATAAAGGGATGCTCACCATTTAGGGCCGTAGCTGGCGCAAAAATCAGACTCTACAACGTCAGCGACTCTGCCGTAGCAATTTACGGAACAAGCTCGGCGGTGGCAAATGGTGGGGCAAACAACCAAGACTATTCTTGCATAGGTGGAGTAGTCACGATATCAGGATCAAAAACATTTAGCGTTGAGTATTACGTCGGATCATCAACAAATAACAATGACCTTGGCATGGCAACGGGATTCGGGGCAGATGAAGTTTATACTCAAATTGAGATTATGAAATTATGAAATTTATAACACAATCAAAAAATAAAAATATAATTAAGGCTTGCGAGCTTGCGACTTCAGTACTCCATAATGATTTATTTTGGGACTCATTGGAAAATATTCAATTTGATTTTTCAAACGATGGCAATGGTGGAAAAGTAAGCACTGAGCAATTAAAAAACCTTTTGCAAAATCACGTTACTCAAGTCGAAGTTAAAACTAAATTCTTCTACCCTTGGTCAAAAGTAGTTGGTGTTTATTTTGGCGGGAAAGAGTTTTTTACTAATCCAAAAATGTGTCCAACTCCACACCATTTTGTAGGAAATTTTTTACATGAATTATGTCATGTGGTTGATAATTTTGTGCCTGAGTACATCGGACACCTTAACAATAATCCAAAAGGGAAAGAAAATTCTGCACCTTACTGGATTGGAAGAAAAGCAAAGGAATGGTCGCAAAGTGGAAAGTAGAAACTACTGGAACATAAACGGCTTACTTGATCCGCGCCCATCTAATGAGTGCGACGGACACGATCAGAATCAATTGAGCAGAACGGCTTATTATCATTTATTTGGCGGTAAAGTTGATAAGCAGGTTTTATTTGTTGGCGTTGATGCGATGACAAAGGATTTTTATCAGACTTTTTCACAGCACCCATTAACAACATATGAAAAAGATTTTGCTTCTCACGACGAATTAACCGCTGTTATTTATACTTTGTCCTTGCTTGGATCAAAGGATAACTACATAAAATATATTAAACACTGGAGATATGTTTTTTATCCTCAAGTTTTTTTCTTTCTACTTGCCTGCAAATACAAATGGAAATGGGCGATCAATCTTGCTTATTTTCAAATGTTGTATTCAACAAGAGAAAAAGAAAAAGCAGAGAACGGCAAGTGGGATACTGACGGAGCTTTATTGTCACTTCTAAAAATTGCGACTTTTCGGAACTTAAGTATTAATAAGTTCGTGAAAGATAATAGAATTTTTACTCAGATTTATAGAAATTGGGGCTTTAAAGAGAACTTAATTAAAGAGATGTTGTCGGATTATCCTGACCATCCCTTACTGGAGCTAGTGAAATGACATACGAGCCGCACAAATTCTCTTGGTTGCCTCTATTTCTTGGTTGCTTGATGATTTTATCTATTGTCGTCATGGCAAATTTAGTAATTGAGTCGGGGTGGTTTTGAGCACAGAACTTTTGATTAATATTTTACTTGCAGTTATTGGCGTTCTTTTGGTTAGACTTTTGTCAAAACTTGAGGACGGAAATATCAAACTGACAAATATTGAAATTAAAATTGCCGAGCTTGCAATAACAATGAAAAACTACGATAAAGAATTACAGACCTTGCGCGAATGGAATCACTCGCAAGATAAAGAGATATTGAGTTTACGCGAGAGAATGCACGAGCTAAGCGATAAGATGCAACATAAAATGAGAGACTAATGGCAATAGCTTTATCAGTTACAACCGAGGCGATATTACAAAAAGGGACAATTGTTCCTAGTTTAATCGTTGAAATTGAGGGTTTTGATTTTCTTTTTGGAACTGTGCGCGTGGTAAAGCAAGCAAAGATCGGCGACTTTATTATAGGTGACGGCACAAAAATAGGCGGTGGCGTTGTCGATGAAACAAGTAAAGATTGGGTTAGCTTTACAGGAACAACCAATAACATCACTCAGGATATAAACATAGATCGCGCTGACGGCAATTCAATCACATCTTTTAAAATTCAATTCATAGACAAAAACGAATCAGCAACTAGATTATTTTCCCCATCATTTCAGGTTGACGATATTCTTGGCAAAGAAGCAAAAGTTCACTTCATGCCAGTTGGTGGAGTGTTTCCCAAAGATTCAAACGCAATATTTTTGGGCATTATTGATAACGTAGAGTTTGGCGCGGGAAATGTTTCGATTAACATCGCTCACCCGAATCAGTTAAATAGGCAAGATTTATTGCCAAAGTTTACATCAAAATTAAGTGCGGCAATCAATAACAGCACGACAACCATTCCGCTTGAGGCAATTACTGGATTACTTGAGGATCAAGACGCGCTGACATCTTATGTTAAAGTTGACGATGAGATAATTAAAGTCGGCTCAATTTCTGGGTTAAACTTAATTAACTGCGTGCGCGGGCAATTAAACACGTTGGCGGCATCTCATGACGATGAATCCGATGTTGAGAGCTTTTACAGGTTGCAGGGCTTCCCTACTGATTTGGCCCTAAAAATTATGACCTCTGGGCTTGGGGAGTTTGGCGAGGAGAATGCAAAAAGATTCAATTTAATCGATTCGCTCACGACGGTTCAGAATGCAATATTTTTCCCAATTTTCAACATTGCAGATGAGTTGGGTCTAACGATTGGCGATCTTGTCTCATGTTCTGGCGCGACAAATGGCGCAAATAATTTCACAGATAGAGTCATTGAGAATATCAGTCAATCAGATTCTGGCTCTTATATTATTGTTGATGGCGCTGACTTGGTTGATGAAATAGATTCAAGCGCATTAGTAACATTTAAAAGCCAATATGACGTTCTGAATTTTGGATGTGCTATCAAGCCATATCACATCGACATACCTCAATTTCAAAGCATTAAGCAGTATTTTAGCGCGGCATTTATTGAGTACGACTTTTATATTAAAGACACGATAAACGCTAAAGAGTTTCTTGATGCAGAGGTTTATTTTCCAAGTGCTATTTATTCTATTCCACGCAAGGGAAAAATATCAATCAACTATTCCGCACCTCCACTGGCAACGCAAGATGTAAAAACACTTTCAAGCGACAACATAAAAGACCCTGAGAAAATCAGAATAAAAAGGTCAATCAATCAAAAATTTTATAATGCTGTTGTTTTTAAATACGAGCAAGATTCTCTAGAGGATAAGTTTTTAAAAGGGCTTGTCACGCAATCCGCTGACTCGACAAACAGAATTAAAGTCGGCAATAAAGCTTTAACCATAGAGACAAAAGGCTCTCGCAATAATGCCGAAACAAATACTGCGTTTGAAACTATATCGCGCAGGCTTTTAGATCGCTATCGTTATGGCGCTGAGTATTTTGAATGCGATGTAAATTTTGCTACTGGCTATGCAATTGATATCGGCGATCCTGTTATCGTTGACGGAGCAAGCGTTAAACTCTCCGACTCAAAAACAGGTGACAGAGATTTTATTCCGCGAGTAATGGAATGCACAAACAAAAGCATAAATTTAAAAACGGGCGCGGTCAGCATTGAATTAACCGATACGATTTATGGCGGTGATGAGAGATACGGCGTAATAAGCCCATCATCAAGACTGGCAAGCGGATCAACCACAACCATTTTAAAAATAAAAGAATCAGTTTGGAGCGAGTCATTGTCATACGAGATTGGTAAATGGAACGACTACATTTTTGAAGATGTATGCGTGCGCTCGGTAGATTTTTCTTATTATGAAATCACCAGGATTTTAAGCGTAAATAGAAATAATTTTACGATAAATGTAAACGCTCTACCTTCCGCGCCGCCAGAAAACTACATCATAGAAACAGCGCAATATCTTGATGGCGCAAAACAAATGAGACTTTTTAAATCTCAGCATTGTTATTTTTCTCCAATAGTTAGTGTGACTGGCGGCGATACCACAGGCCCTGAGGTTGGTGCTGGCGATGTTGCTAAGTTTTGGGTCGGCTCTAAAATTCAAATTCACCTACCGGATTACTCAGAAAACTTTGAAACATTTACAAATGAAATAACAGGCAATAAGATTTTAACAAGGGACGTAATCCCATTCACGCCAACATCTAGTCATAAAATTTCAATGATTGGGTTTTCTGGCGATAATGGCAAGCATTACGCATGGTTTTAAATGAGTAATTTAGTCGAGGCAAGGCAAGATATAGAATTAGAGGAAGCAAGATTTCGCGGCGGTGTCTCTGAGGCATTTGCCACAAAGATCGGGCAATCTTTGAATTTCGTTAATCGCAGGCAATACGACAAGCATTCTTGGAACTTAAATGGGCCATACAAAACAGGGCAAGGATCAACCGGAGTTGACGGAATTTTTACATTTCTTTTTGATGCTGAGATAGTTGGATTTTATTATTTTTCCGGAAATGTTATAAGCCCGTCTGGATATACAGAAGTTGATTTGCACTGGTATGATGTAGCAACCGGAGCAGATCAAGGAACAATTTTTTCAACAAAACCAAGAGTAGATAGTACCGCGGCAAATAATTCTTATACAGTTCGCGACGTTTTAAACTCGACAACTTTAAAAAATCCGACGGGACACACGCTTGCAGTTTTAAACAAAACGCAGTTCGATGCTGGCGATGCTTTGAGACTTGATCTTGATAGCGCGATGAGCGGAGCAAACAATTTTCAATTCAGTATCTTTTTTAGACCGAGGTAATATATGGCATCATTTACAGGTAGCGAAACAGTGGTAGGAGTTGGGTCTGCAGGCGGCAGCGGAACAATTTATACAGTTCCCGCCGGAAGATGGGCAAGAGTTTATATAGGAAATGCAACCGCGGGGGGCGGGTCATCTACATTTAGCGTTGGGAGTGCATCCGCAACCATGAACGGCGGCGCATCAATAGGCATATTTGGCATTACTGCGTCTGCATATGTTGGAGGCGGTCAATACATATTAACAAGTGGACAGACCGTTAGCTCTACTGGCGGCGGGTCGATTTCAATTTCATACGTCGAGTACAATAATCCGGTATGATGCGCAAAATAAGTTTAATAATTTTACATTGCACGGCAACCGATTCGCCAGAGCTAGACAGTGTTCAAGCCATTAGAAAAATACACATTGAACAGCGAGGCTTTAAGGATATTGGCTATCAATACCTAATAAGAAAAAGCGGGTTAATCGAAAAAGGCAGACCAGAGAAAATCGCCGGCGCACATTGTGAAGGGTATAATCAACACTCAATCGGAGTCGCATTAAGTGGCTTGGACAAGTTTACTAAGTTTCAATTTGAGTCACTAAAAATTCTTTTGCTTGACTTGATGAAAAAATACAACTTAGAATCTAAGGATATCGTCGGGCACGAATTGCTCGATAAAAAAGGAAAAACTTGCCCAAATTTTAATTGGCGCGAGTTTGTAGCAACATTATGAAGTACATTTTATTATTCTCTATTCTCTTTTCACTCTCATCAATGGCAATGAGAGAGAAAGTTAAGGATTATAAACTAACAGAAGAAGAAGCCGGCACACCTTGGCGTTATTTTTATAAGCAAAAGTTTAAGATTGGATTAAAAAGCGATCCTTTAATCATTACAAAATGCTACGTTATGCACGCAGAAAATGGCGATAAAATAGAAATCGATTGCGAAGAAATGAATAAATTAAAGCCAGTTCTTGATCTTCGAGAACTTGGCGAAACAGATAAATCAGCATCAGCAATTTAACAAACAGGGGTAACACATGGAATTAGTATTAGCTCACAAAACGGAAATTATCACAGCTCTTTTTCTTTTATCTGAAATCTTGGCATTGATTCCAGCGGTAAAAGCAAACTCAGTATTTCAACTTCTAGTAGGCTTCTTAAAAAAAGTAGCCGGAAAATAATATCAACAATCAACCAGTGGAGAATTTATGTCCAAGGCAATGAAAAAAGTAAAAGCTAAAAAACCAGTTAAGAAGAAATAATGAATTGGATAGCTCTTGTAACATCTTTTTTTGATCTTTCGACGGAATTACTAAAAAAATACCCCGATAGTCATCAAAAGTTAGCGCGAGAGCTATACGATCTAATGGGCAAAGTGCAACGCTATAACAATATGTCAAAAGATGACATTGATTATTCTGCCGATGCTCATCTAAATTCAATCGACCAGCTTGCGGCGTTTGTTCAAACTCTCGCAAAAACAATTAAAACATACAATGAAATTAAAGAAAATAATTCTAATAGCTAGCCTTTTTTCGTTAAGCTCGTGTTACGCAATGGGCGGAAAAAGAACAACTTGGAACCCAGAACAAGAACGATCACCTGATAACAAAATTTATTGGCCGTGTACGCAAAAACAAGTCAAAGAAAATCATGAGGGCTTATTTTGTAATCAAGTTTGTGCAAAATTATCAGGTAATGGAAAATGTATTGAAAATAAAATAAACGTAATCGACCCAAAAAAAGAGCATGAGAATCTTTTGCGTGGCGGTTTTCTATTAGCTCCGTCAAAGTTGATATTTAAATAATACTCGACCACTCCGCTACGTTGCAATACTTTTAAAATCATTTACAATAAAATTGCGCGGAGTCCTCCAAGTCTGGTAGCTACCTAGTTATTCAAGCTCGCCTACCTTCTCCGCGCCCTTAAGCTTATTTGATTGTGTTTTCTGATAAAGTCGATAAAAATTAGACCCGTTTAATTTTAATAGTTCTTTAGTTTTATCCTTGCCGCACTTATCAAACACGGCTTTAAATAGGATTTCATATAATTGATGCTTGTTTGGAATTTTCTCCTCATCGTTGATTAATCTTTCTAATTCAGATTCACATATCAGTTTTGTCATGCAAAAATTGTAACATGAAAAAAAATAAGCCAAAGCCTAAACTTTTAGAAAAAGACTTACAAAAATATGCAATCGAAGTGATGCGACTGAATAACTTTTATGTGTTTAGAACAAATAACACAATGATTCAAGCCGGTAGACTTTTAAAAATGCCAGATCGAGAAAAAGGTCACCCCGATTGCGTGGCGCTAAACAAAGACGGCCAAATATTTTTCATAGAATTTAAGTCGCCAACGGGAAAACAATCAGAATTTCAAGTTATGCAACAAAAAGAAATTGAGAAAAGAGGCGGCAAATACGTTTTAATTAATTCAATTTTGGGCGTAACCGAGTTTATTGCGATTAATAAATAGCTTTCTCATTCTTCCTCGCACAAAGTTATCTTGATTTTGTTGTTTTGCGTAGAGCATGAATCTTTACTTAAATAACAAAGCCCGCCGCTTTTTATGTTGTATAAATTACTGTCATTTACATATCGATAAAAAACCTTTCGCTTTTTCTTGGGCTTTTTTACTATCTCGTATCCAGTGATAACAAGCTCTCCCATCCAGCCTCTTGAAGTTGATGAAATATATTCAGCCCCAGTATTTACCTGCCAAATAATGATCTTATTTTTTGCCCAATCAAGGGAAAATCTTAAAACCTTAACCGTCTTGCCCATGTTGCAGTTTCCGCATTTAATCGTGAACCCATTGCGATGTGACTGCTCAATTTTTATTATTTTACCTTCGCCGCAAAATGGACAAGGCTTCAATTCAATTTTATTCTCTGTCATTTTTGACCTCGGCTAAAATATCAATTAGCAAAAAGATGCAATAGTCTTGTTGATCTTTTCTGGCAGCAGCAGCATTAGCAGCAGCAGCAGCAGCATAAGCAGCATAAGCAGCATAAGCAGCAGCATAAGCAGCAGCAGCAGCATCAGCATTAGCAGCAGCATTAGCAGCAGCAGCATCAGCATTAGCAGCAGCATTAGCAGCAGCATTAGCAGCAGCATTAGCAGCAGCAGCAGCAGCATAAGCAGCATAAGCAGCAGCAGCAGCAGCATCAGCATTAGCATCAGCATTAGCAGCAGCATTAGCAGCAGCATTAGCAGCAGCATTGCAATGCTTTCTAATTTCATCCGTGTTAGACAAGTTGCCAGCTAATAAGTACTGAACACAATCTCTGACCCTCATATCATTAGGATTCTTGGCCTCAAAGATATGGGTCACGCTGGCTGCGCACTCAGCCGACCATTTGATTAAAACTTCTCTTGATAGTAAGTGTCGAGCCACCCATCTCTTGTCGTCAAAAGAAATATTATCCAGCAATAAAAAATCGACAAAATCGCCCTCAAATAAACTATTATTTTCAATCCAGTTTTTCCACCGATCAACGCATGGTTTTGTTGATTTTAAAATTTCAGTATTAATTTTTGTACCTATAAATCTATTCTTCATTCAAAAACCTCATAACTCCCCGTCATGTGAACGCAGGCGATGCGGTTGACGAGAGCGCACTTGTCAGCATGTTCTTTGGTTGTGCGAAAAACGGCACTGCCGTCAGGATATATATTCGCCCAACACTCCACTGTCTTAGTCACTTTTTTCTTTGGTCGCTCGACCAGCGTTAAGACTGGGTGGGTGTGCTGATTTAAATATTTTCCATCGCTGGTAAATCTGCCAAAGTTGTTGCCCTCGTTATTAATTATAGCAATTGGAAAATCCTTATGCCCAGTATCATGAACCTCAAAAACCTCATCACCAAAGAAAGTGCATTCCACCTTATCTTTCGGCTTAAATTCAAATTTTTCTTGTGTCATAAATTACTCCAATTCAAAAGTTGAAACAGTGATTCGATCTTCAATATAAGTAGGTGAAATCTTTTCTGTTTTTGGATTTAGGCATAAAACCCATGTAGCATCCGCACTTGATGGAGAGTAAAGCCCATTTGGATCAGCTTGAGGGATAGTTACGTTTCCATGCTCTGGTGTTTCATCACCTCTAGCAACTCGTTGTGGATTAGTGTATTGGGTTGCATATGGAATACCAAATCCGACTGAATTACAAATCTTATGTAACTTTCCACCCATATCCCTTACATAAGTAATTGTTGGAACGGCCTTATCTCTTAATTCTAAAATATCCTTTAATTGTCTTTTTTCAGAAAATTCAATAATAGCTGGCATACCAACCGATCGAACGGCTTGAAGATTCATTTCTTCCTGTTTCTTATTTTGAACCCGTTCTGAGAATTCCTGACACTCACAAGAAATAAATAAAGTTAATAGTAAAAGCGATAGTAATAATTTCATATTATCTCCTTATAAAGAATTGTAAAATGCTCTTTGTTCATAACTTAAATTTTCCAAGTAAACTGAAAACCTGTGCTTAATTGTGGACGCGATAACTTTTTTCGCTTCTGGTTCTGCCTTAACGTATTCCATTCTCAAGTTTTCAAAATCTCTTACCATTCCGTCGTTGTACTGCTCTGACTGTTTAAAAGTTTTGTACTCTAATTTTCGATAGGCAGGTTTGAAAAATGAGTCCATTCCAAAACTAAAAAATGCCATCGCAACAATAACCCCCAAAAATAACAAAATGCCTAAAAATACTTTCATAAATCCCCCCTTATTGTTTATTAATCCCACAATCGTTTTTAATCATTTTTAATTCTAGCTCTAATCTGTTCGCTCCATTAATCCCGCTTCTATCTGGTCGTCTGCTTTTTGAATCATGTAATCACTCATATTATTTTCCCCACTTCGAGAAGTATTCACGGGCGCGCTTGCCGTGAACTTTTACTGTTCCGACCCAATCTGTGTTTGGGTGTCTATATTTCATAATTGTTTCACCATCACGGTCAATTAAGCAATCTACATTAGACCAACCATCATCATATCTTTTTATCGAATTTTCTGGATCGGCATAAAACCCAATCACCTTCTCAGCGTCGAAAAGCCTCGCCTCAAGGTCTTTGAGTTTTTGCTCAAAATGGTTCGCTATCTCCAAGACTTCACAATCACACAAAGTTTTTTCATGACTAGTTATGCCCGCTATCCCATCTTTTGGAACGAGGCAAACTAAGCCATCTAATTTTTTTAGTATATCTTGACCAAGTTCAATTTTATTCTCTGTCATTTTTCACCTCGGCAACAAGCGTTTCAAACGAAACTGGTATTACTTTTAATATTTTTATAATAGACGAAAGACTCGGTTCTCTTTTCCCATTTAGTATTTGAGACACGGCGGCGGGAGTAATGTCAGCTTCAATCGCTAATCTTAATTGAGGCATCTTTAATTGCTTCATAATTCTGGATAAGTTTTTGCCAAAGTTCTTTGCCTTCATTCAAAAACCTCATCACCAAAAAACGCGCATTTCACCTTATCTTTCGGCTTAAATTCAAATTTTTCTTGTGTCATACTAAATCCTAGTTGTTAATAAATTGAAAAATTGCCTCAACTTTACTGTAAAATTCTTTTTCTTTATTTTCTATTTCTCTGTTTAACATGGCATCGTAAACTGGTCTATAGTCATTCCCTTCCTCGTCTTTTTCCCATCAATCATTGCTTTAAATGCTTCTTCTCTTGTCATAAATTATTCCTATTGAATTAGCCCTTTTTGTTTTAAAAATTCTTGCCATTCAGTATCTTTGGCTCTCCAGAAATCAAGGCCTTTTTGTGTGCGCGTCCATACAAACGCTTTTTCAAAAATATACGATAACCTGTTTGATCTTGTAAAAAACATATCTATGACATAATCATTAGCATCTGCCCAACTACAATAAAACTCCGCCATAAATTCCAGATACAAATCCTCTCCCAAAAATTCGATTAGTAGTTTTTCTTTTTCTGTCATGTGATTTTTCATTGAAAATCCTTAACATACTCTCGAACAATTCGCACGAGGTCGCTCTGAGTTTTTTGCGCCTCGCTTTGTCTCTTTGCAAATTCGGCGCGAGTGTATGAATTGACTTTTTCCTCGTTTAATTTCTTTGCTAAATAATTCGACTGCTCTTTCCAGATGTCTCGCTCTGATGCAAGTTCGTAGTTTTCACTCTTGATGCTTATATACTTCGCGATAAGAATAAAATTGGCGATAATCCAAATTAAAATAAAGACCCAGTGAATATCATTACTCATATCTATTAACTCCCATTCTATTTTTTGCATCGTTAACCTCATAAATTGAAATTGTTTTAATTTCTTGCGTCATAAACCTAATGCTTGATACTGAGTGCGATATAGCAAACGCGCCCGATTTTGCAATTGCTTCGTTTAGCGCAAGTGTCTTTTCTGCAAGCTCGCGATGAAAACGGTCATCGTTATTTTTAACAATCATTCCTTCGATGTGCTTTTTCAATTCAAGGCATCTAATTGCCGCCAATTCTCCTACGCCATCAATAATCAACTTCTCATCAAGTCCCATTTTAAAATCCTCTGTTTTTGGCATCGCAAATATTTCCTTAAACGCCGCCAAGTTTCTCTTTATATTTTCATGTAATAGTTTATCCATCTTTAATCCAGATCATTTTTTAAATTACTAAAAAACTCGGCGCGCTCTTGCTCTGCCGATTTTTCTACGTCTTGTTTTATTTTTTCAATTCGCTCCTGCTCATCGTCAACTTTTTTAATCTCGGCCGTAGGAGTAAAATCCGCCACGATATCGTTAACTGTTTTTGTTTTAATTTCTTCGGTGGCGTATTGCAAAGTTAGTGGCGCATTATTTGTTGGGATAGTATCAAACTGATCCTCGCAAATACTTGCACCGCTTAACACGTCTGGGAAAACAGTCTTTAAAGCCTTTGATCTAGCTTTTCTTAAAAACATTGTCTCCTCGTAGAGCTTCCAGACCTGTTTATCAAGTGAGCCAGTTTTTTTTGCCTCGTTTCTAGTATAAGCAAAAGTTTTTTCGCTCTCGCCTTTTCTAGTTATCTTTGCAACGCTGGCAAAAATTTCTTCGCCTAAGTTTTTATTTTCAAGCGAGATGCGAGTATAGTTTTTATCAACGCAATACTCATCATAACTATCGAGCTTGCCACTTGCCTTAACAATTGCTAACGGCAACTCACCAAATAGCGATGGCGTTCCATTGATAATTGCTATTTGTCTAAGCGCGTTCATTGGCGCTTGAATCCCTAGCTCTTTTGCGTACTGAATTGCAGTCACCACTTGCGCCGGTTGCGTGTACGCTTTTGGCAACATACCAGACTTTACCGCCATCTCAGCAACACGCCATAACTCTTGATGATTTTCGGCGATCATTTTACCATCGACGACATTTATTAATTCATTGCTCATTTTAAATTCTCCTTATTTTTTTTATCTACCATATCTTCCAAACTTTTGTACGAACCAATGTATTTATTTTTAAAATAAAGCTCAATTTTGCTCTTTCTAACGGCAATCTTATATCCAGTGATGTCACTAAAACATTTTTCTAAATAAAATTTATATTTATTCACCCTTGCGCCATTGAAATTAGTTTTACCATTCTTGAAAAATTCATTCATTCTGTCTGATAGAGTTAAAATACTTGATGCGGACAAAATGGACTTCATTGCAAGGTTGTCCCAACAAACAAAACGCACGCCGCCGCCACCCTTTGGGCCAGCAATCCTAATGTGAAACAGTCTGCCGTCTAGACCAATTAATTTTCTAATAAGCTCAGAAGTAGATTTATCTGTTCGTGATGAATTTTTTATATTTTCTTTTACAGAAACTTCTCTTAGATTTAATTTTCTGTTATCTCTTGGATTTCTGTTTATGTGATCGATTAAGCGTGAATCTTTGTTAATTAGTGGTAAAAATGTCTTATGTGATAGGCCATAGTATAAAAATCTGTGATACATATATTTTTTATTAATGTAATTTCTCCCACAGAGATAACCACTAGGATGGATATACCAAGACTCTTTATTATTGAAATCCATTATAAAATCGTCATAATCAATGATATATGGGGCATCGACTCCAGTAAACCAAACCTCAACAAATTTTCCGCAATCAGAAACCTTGCTTCTATGTATTTTTGCCATATGCATACCAAGGTAAATCAATAACCTGTAATCCCATAAATAATTCTTCGCCTGTTTTTTCTTTCGTCTGCCATTCTTTCCACTTGTTCAAAATTCTTTTGTATTCACTTCTGCCAAGCTCTAAAGCGCGATCTTCTAACACAAACGCGCCGCAAATATAAGGCGCTTCTTTTTCTTGCACAATGAATACAAACTTTTTTACATCATGCCCGCATTGAGAAATTAGATCGGAATAGAAAGCGGCCTGACGATTGTATGAAAAATTTACGATAGATTTCGCAAACTCATTTATATTGGCCGTAGTTTTTAAATCAAAAACGTAACCGTTATTGCTCATGTCCAGCTTGCCGCGCACTTTAACGCCTTCAAATTCGCCGCAATAAACTTGCTCGTTAATTGAGCCGTGCAGCATTGTTGAGATTAGTTTGCTTGATTTTAAAACGTCTCGCATCGCTTTTAACTGCACTAGCATATCCATGCTTAAAATCGTTTTATTTGCGTTTTGCTGACTAAATTCATCCCATAGCTTACCCGCTTTTCTTCCCTCGTAAAAACAGTATAAAGAGTCAAATTTATCGGGCTCTAAAATAAAGGCATGATAAGCACTGCCAAAAATCATTGCTGGCGTTGGTTCTTCTTTTAATTCATGCTTGCGCTCAAAAAGAATTGGATGCTTGTCGATTAGAGTTAAATCAGAATTAGAAATTTCGGTGCGTAAAAAGTATTGATCTATCATTTGTCCCCCCAGAACAAAATAAAAAAAAGAGTTAGCCAACTACTGGGGGTAATTAAACTAACTCTTTAGCCGCAACTTTCAAATTTCGGTGAGTTTTATTTACTACCCCAAAAACATTTTGTAAACCGATGGCGGCAAGAATTTAGGCATTTATTTTTCGCCACCGGCCCAACAAATTATTTTGTGTCGATGTTAAACTACAAAAGTTATGAAATTAAAATCTATATTTTTTCGCTAACTATTTAATAGCTCGAAAAAGATTGATTAAAAAATATGTTTACAATGCGTGACCTTTAATTAAAAATTTTTGAGCTTCTCGCAAAAGCACTACATTTAATCGGCCTAGAAATAGGTTTGAAAATACAAAGCCAATTCCTTAGTAATGTTCAATGCGAGAGCCTTTGCTGAGGGGTTGGTTTTTTTGAGGTCATATGTCCCGTGGAACAAAAAACTATTTTAGGCATCATACAGGCGCATTTGAGGATCCAAAAATACAAAAAGCTATCGATCTTTTAGGGTATGAGGGTTACGCATATTACTTTATTATATTAGAATTGTGCGTCAAACAATGTGAGAACGAATATAAAAACCCGATAACAATTCACCAACAAACTCTCCGCATTGTACTAAGAAAGTCGCAACAAAGTTGCCACAAAGTGGTGACAAAGTTGCAAGAAAGTGGTCTCTTTGTTGTAACATTTACGAAAAGTTGTTACGAGTTCTCAATACCTAACTTGTCGAAATATATGGGAAGATATGAATCTAAATTGTCGTTAAATGTGCCTAATAAAAGAAAAGAAAAAGAAAATAAAATAAAAGAAAATAAAATAAAAGAAAATAGTATTGCACCGAACGCCGCCGATGTCGTCGATTCGATGCCAGTTAGATCGGGTATTCTACAAAAGGTTTCAGATAAAACTTATAACTTGTGGCTTAAAATATATCCGAACGATTACATAGAAACTGAAGCCGTAAAAATGGAAACATGGTTATCAATCAACGAACACAAGGCCCCTAAAAAAAACTGGGGTAATTTTATTTCTAATTGGTTGTCCAGAGGTTGGGATCAACACAGAAAAAATTTACCAAGCGCAATCACAAAAGGAAAAGAAACAGCTCAACAACGACAAGATAGGATTTTAAATTATGAATACCCAGAAATTTAAAAAAGATATTTTTGAAGCATTGAAAAAATTAGCAGTAATTAAACGCACAGACGTTACCTCTGATTGTTTATTTTTTATGTCCGAGGAATTATCAAATTACCAACCTTCCGAGGTTGTTGGAGCAATAGAAAAATGTCTAAGAGAAAAAAAATTTTTTCCCGATATATCTGAAATACTAGAAATAATTTCCCCTCCTTTATCTGAATCAGAAGAGGCTTTAATGCTGGCCAATCAAGTTATAGAACTTTGCTCGAACTGCTCTCGTTTTATCAGCGAAAAAGAAATAATCGAGAGAGTTGGAGAAAAAGGATTGAGGATGATTAATTTTTTTGGTTTAGATTATTTAATTAGAATGGAGTATGACCAAATCAATACAGTTAGAGCGCAATTAAGAGAAAGCGCAAAATCCATAATGAAAAGCGAAAGGCCGCCAATGAAAGAATTAACGCACATCTCTGAATTTTTAAAAATTGGACAGTAAATTTATTTAGTGATAATTGATTTTCGGGCAGATAGTTTAATAGACTTAAAATATTCTAGACAATGTTTTAAGTTAAAACGCGGCCGTAAAAGGCTGAGTTATGGTGAAAATCCACGATGCCCTTCATTTATTTCACCTCGACCATGCTTAAAATATCCGCCCGCCCGTAATTGGCCCGAACGTATTCCTTAGCATCTTCGAATATTACCTGCTCATTTTCCTTAATTGTTTTAAACTCAATATGTAAAGTGCGCGACTTGTATTTGTCTGAGTATGTTTTGATTTTTAGTTTAAAGGTGCGCATTTAACCTCCTTTTCAAAGTTTTTAAAAAACCAGCTTATCAAAAAGTTCTCAATCCAAGCATGCTCGGCGCTGGTCATATCGGATAGCTCGTATTTCACGTTTAAATCGTCGTAGGCGCATCCGGGGCGGTCGATCCATGTGAACGCAACCATAACATCTTGAGGCTCGTAATCGACCCAATTTGAGTTAAATCCATATAGCATCTCAGTGACGCAAAACTTTTTACTAAATTCGTTCATATATTCTCACTTGTTAATTGTTGCTCCAATTCTTTAACGCATCGATCAATAAACTCTTGCAAAGATTCCCCGTTGAGTTTAATTATTTTTATCTCATGCGGGTATAATCTAATCGCAAAATGTTTTCTGCACTCTCCACGCGGCTTTTGTTTTGCCCCTTTTTTACGGCCCATAACTATTCCTTTGGGAATTTAGACTTAATCGCATTGCCCAAATTCGTTAGCTGTCTCTCGTTTATCTTACGGTACTCTTGCAATATCTCAGCTTTGAAACTTAGATTAGCGTTCTTGTTTTTAATCACTTTCACAAGAATTTGCTCGATCAGAGTTAGCTTTTCCATTTCGGTATCAGTTGCAAAGCTAGCGATATAGTCAACTTGCATTAAAAATTCTTGGACTGACTCGGAGTTTTTTGTTTTCATATAAGTAGTATATACAACACTCAATTAAAAGTAAAATCCGAAGCTATTGATTCCTCGTAATTATTTTCGCGCTAAGTACCTATTGACACGTTGCGGTTTTTAACGTCCAATAAAATCAAAGGCATCCGGTGGATCGCCTTAACTTTGCGCCTGTGGCAAAAAGGAAAATTCATGGAAATCAAGTCTAAAGAGATCAAAATTGTCCCTATTGAGTCGATCATACCGAATCCAAAAAATCCGAACAAACACGATGAGTCACAAATAGACAGACTGTGTAAATTATTTGAGTTTCAGGGTTTCAGGCAACCTTTAATAATCTCAAACAGAACAGGCTTTTTAGTATGTGGACATGGCCGCTTAATGGCCGCTCAAAAATTAAAAGTAAAAGAATTGCCAGTGATATTTCAAGACTTTTTAAGTGAAGCTCAAGAGTATGCTTTTTTAGTTTCGGATAACGAGATTGCGAGATGGTCCGAGTTTGACAAAATTAAAGCATACGAAGATTTAAAAGAAATTGATTTGGGTGATTTTGAATTACTTGGATTTGAAAAAAACCCTTATGAAATAAAAGAACTAAACAGCGAAGAGATTTCAGACTTTAAACAAGAAATTTTAGTTGTCATAACCTGCGTTGACGAGAATGAGCAATCGTCTTTATTCTCTGAATTTCAACAAAGAGGTTTAAATTGCAAAATTATCTAGTGCATTTAAAATCAGATTCTCCAAAATCGTTTCGTTGTCAAAAAGCCGCGAACTCGGTTGACTTAGATTTAGAAAAAAAATTAGAGCATAAATTAGAGATTCAATGCGACATTCAAACACCATTCAACGTGGGATTAATTATTGGAGCTAGTGGGTCAGGCAAAACAACACTAGCAAAAAAAATTTTTGGTCAAAATGTTTTTGAAAATTCACTTGATTTTGAAAAACCGATCATAGATCAATTTGATGAAAAATATAGTGTCGATGATTGCATTTCAATGCTCAATGCGATTGGTTTATCTCAAGTTCCGTGTTGGGTTAGACCGGTCAAAACGCTCTCCAATGGTCAAAAAGCTAGAGCAGAAGCTGTTTTGGAAATGTCGCGAGAAAAAGACATAGTAATTTTAGACGAATGGACTAGCGTTGTTGATAGAAACGTGGCAAAAGTCATGTGTCATTCAGTGCAAAAATACGCTAGAAAAAATAACAAAAAGATCATTTTGTTAAGTTGTCATTATGACGTTTTAGAATGGTTATTACCTGATTTTGTTATTGATTGCAATGAGCAAAAATATGAGAATCGGAGGTCACTTCGACAAATCAGAAATGAAAAAATCGAGTTCAATATCAGAGAGTGTTCATCTAGAAAATGGAAACAATTTAGCAAGTATCATTATTTAAGTGACAATATGCCGGGTGGTAAAAATTTCACATATGGACTTTTTTTGAACGATAAACAAATTGGGTTTCAATGCTTTAGTAATTATGTGCCAGGTCGAACCGATATTTTACACTCCAATAGAGTTGTCATACACCCTGACTACG